GGTAGACCCTACTCATTTCATGAAGAAATACTGTGTAATACAGCATCCTAAGAAAGGTAAAGTTAATTTTAAACTATTCTCATTCCAAGAGCAATGTCTATTTGATTTTGAAGAGAATAGATTTGTTGTTGTTAATAAAGGAAGGCAGTTAGGATTATCCACACTTACAGCGGGATATATTCTTTATAAAATGACTTTTAATTCTGATTTTAACGTATTGGTTATTGCAACAAAACAAGAAGTTGCAAAAAACCTTGTTACTAAAGTTAGAGTCATGTATGAAAACTTACCTTCATGGCTGAAAGCTTCATCTATAGAAGATAATAAGCTAAGTTTAAGACTAAAAAACGGTTCACAAGTTAAAGCAGTTGCAGCATCAGTAGATGCAGGTCGTTCTGAGGCATTATCGTTACTTGTAATAGACGAAGCAGCTCATATTGATACTATAGATGATATATGGACAGCAGCACAATCTACGCTATCTACAGGGGGTGGAGCAATACTTATATCATCTCCAAATGGAACGGGCAATTTATTTCATAAAAAGTGGACTATAGCACAACAAGGGAAGGAATTTTTCCCAATAAGATTACCATGGTATGTACATCCTGATAGAGACCAATCTTGGAGGGATGAACAGGATAATTTACTCGGCCCGAAAATGGCTGCACAAGAAAATGATTGTGACTTTATAACTTCAGGACATACGGTTATAGACGGGCCGATAATAGAATGGTATAGAACAACATACGCTCAAGAACCCATAGAAAAAAGAGGTTTCGATGCTAATTATTGGATATGGGAGTATCCTTCATATCAAAAATCATATATAATATCTGCTGACGTTGCTCGTGGTGACGGAGAAGATGAGAGTGCATTTGTAGTAATCGATGTAGAAACTGTTACACAGGTTGCCGAGTATAAAGGTGCTATAAGTACTAAGGATTTCGGTAATATGTTGGTATCTGTAGCTTCCGAATGGAATAACGCATTATTGATTATAGATAACAATGGAATTGGATGGGATACTGTTCAAGTTGCATTAGATAGAGGATATACTAATTTGTTTTATCATTATAAGAATGACCCGTATGTAGATATTTCTAAACATTTAGTTGGTTCATATGATTTGCAAGATAAGAGTAAAATGACACCCGGTGTTTCGATAAACATGAAAACAAGACCTGTAATGATATCTAAACTAGAAACATACTTCAGAGAAAAATCTCCGATATGTAGAAGCGTTAGGTCTTTAGATGAGTTTAACACATTTATATGGAAAAGTGGTCGGGCTGAAGCTCAAAGAGGATATCACGATGATTTAACAATGTGTTGGGCAATGGCATTTTGGGTAAGGGACACAGCAATGAAATTGAAACAGCAGGGTATTGAAATTCAAAGAGCTACCTTAGATAATTTTAAAAAATCATTTTATTCAAGCAATAGTAGTGACCATAAAAATTGGACTCAAGAGTTACCGAATAAGGAATCAGATTCATTAAGATGGTTATTATAACCATATATAAAAAAGTAAAAATATGGCAGAAGAATCATTTAGGTCTAGGTTATCAAAACTATTTTCTACTAAAGTAGTAGTTAGGAGAACAGGCAAGAATAGGATAAAGGTTTATGATACTTCTCAGTTACAGTCTGTAGGAACTAGAGATAGTGCGTATAGAGGTAGGTATACAGGAGTTCATACTTATAAATCACATGGATATTATACTCCTAATGCTTCTACAAACTTCTTTGCCACAAAGTTAGAATTATATAGGGATTATGAGGCAATGGATGAAGACCCTATATTAGCATCAGCATTAGACATATATGCAGATGAATCTAGTATAAGGTCTGCTGATGGTTCTATATTAAAAATAAAAACTCAGAATGATAAAATAAAACAAATATTACATAATTTATTTTATGATATATTAAATATTGAATTTAATTTATGGCCTTGGATACGGAATGCCTGTAAGTATGGAGATTTTTATTTAGCTTTAGATTTAGATGAAGAACTTGGAGTTGTGAATGTAATTCCGATGTCTTCATATGACGTGCAAAGGTTGGAAGGATTGGAAGCACAACAAGCAGGACTTAAATCAGATATGCAAACTAGATTTGACAAAGGTGGGATGGCTGAATATAATCCCTATGATGTTAGATTTAAATATGAACCATTAACAAATAGAAATCCATTTTTAAAAGATGAGTATGAATATTATGAGATAGCTCATTTTAGATTACTTTCAGATACTAATTTCTTACCATACGGTAGGTCAATGTTAGAGGCTGCTAGGAAAGAATACAAAAGACTTTCTTTGATGGAAGATGCCATGATGATTCATAGAATTATGAGAGCACCTCAAAGACGAGTTTATAAGATAGCTGTAGGTAATTTGAGTCCTAATGAAATTGACCAATACATGCAGAAAATTATGGATGACACTAAAAAGACTCCATATATAGATGAAAAAACAGGTCAGTACAATTTGAAGTTTAATTTGCAAAATATGTTGGAAGATGTCTACATTCCTGTTAGAGGAGGAGATAATCAGACAGAAATTGAGACTTTAGATGGAATGAGTAATGATGGTTTTATAGAAGACGTTGATTACATTAAGCAGAAAATGATGGCTGCTTTAAAGATACCTAGAGCATTCTTAGGATACGATGAAAATTTGGAGGGAAAAGCCGTATTAGCAGCAGAAGATGTAAGATTTGCAAGAACAATTGAAAGAATTCAAAGTATATTTGAATCTGAATTATATAAAATAGCAGTAATACATTTATTTTTACAAGGATATACTGATTCATCTTTAATTGATTTTGAATTAAGTTTAAATAATCCATCTATAGTTTATGAAAGACAGAGAGTAGAAATACTAAATGAGAAGATTACATTAGCAAATGCAATGAAAGACTCTAAATTAGTATCAAGAAAATATATATATGAAAATGTATTGAATCTAAGTAGGGACGAATGGGTTGCCGAGGAAGAATTATTATTGAAAGACCAAGCTACAGCTTGGAGAATGGAGCAGATAGCTAGTGAAGGTAATGACCCTAGACAATCAGGAGAGGTTAAAGGAACTCCACACACAATAGCTCAAATGCATGTATCAAAAGAACCTGTTGAAAGTGATGGTGGTGAGTTTGGAGAGATGGGTGGTAGACCTAAATCAAATAAAAAGTTTGGAACTGACAGAGATAAATCTAATGGAAGAGACCCTTTAGGATATCAAAGAGTTATGTCAGATACAGGTTTTTCAACGAAAGGAGAAGGAGTAGACAGAGCAAAATTGTTGAAGCAATTGGAAGATAGTTTTGGAAAGAAAAGTTTAAATGAAATGTTAGATTCATAATTGTATATTTATAATAAATAATTAAGATATAATGTCGAAGATTTTTAAACATAAAAAAATAAAGAATACAGGACTTCTATACGAATTGCTGATTAGACAAATGACAAGTGATGTTTTACAAGGTAAGAATCCACTCAGTATAAAATTTGTCAAGAAATATTTCAATGATGACTCACCATTGAAATCAGAACTTAATTTATATAATACGTTATATAATTACAAGGATAAAAATCCTGAATTTGCTTTAAAAATGGTGGATGCTGTTATAAAAGAACACTCTCAGATAAACTCCCCAACATTAGAGAAGAGTAAATACAATCTTGTTAAAGATATTAATAAAAGCTTTAACAAAGATATATTTATGAAAACTCAGATAGATAACTACAAAATATATGCTTCCATATATAATTTATTTGAGCATAGAGAATCAGATAATCCTTCGTTATATTTAAAAAATAAGCTATATATAGTAAATCATATAACTAGTAATAATACGGACAGTACAAGTGATAAGCAAGAATTCATGGAATCTGTAGACCCTGAATTAAAATCATTGACATTTAAGTTACTTACTGAAAAATTCAATAATAAGTGGAGTTCTAACTTAGATGAAAATCAAAAAGAAATACTAAGGCATTTTATATTTAATTCCGTTGATAGTGAGAAAACAACAATATTTATCACGGAACACATAAATAATATAGAGTCTAAACTAAAATCTAAATTAGTAAATATAGAAGATACAGTATTAGATATAAAAGTAAAAGAAATATTAAGTATACTGCCAAAGTTAAAAAATTCAAGTTTTATTACGGAGAGTCATTATCTATCTATGATAAGATATTATGAATTATTAAGAGAATTATAAATACATAGAATATTATGAAGTTAGATAAAATATATGATGATATAGAAGAAGAGTTATCAAATATATCTCAGCAATTGGAAGAGGAGAATGTAACGGCAAATGTGGCAGGTTATCAAACGCCTAATGCATTTATGAAAAAACCTGCAAGAAAGTCTGATGAAACTAAGAAAAATTCAAATTTAAAAAATTCTGTAGGAAAACAAGTAAAAAAATCTTATAAGAATACAATACCTTATAAAAAATCATTATCTGAAATAACATATTACGATTATAAAAATGATGATTCAAATACAAACAAAGAGAAGTTAAACAAATGTTTTATAGATATAGATAAAAATTTGGAAGATGTTAAAAAAATAATAGATAATAATTTAAAATTAAAAAAAGATTTCCAACTAGATGGTCAGTTTTGGCAAAACAGTTCTAAAAAATTCTATTCTATAAATTCAAAAATTGTATATATACAAAACAAACTTCAAGAATTGTTTAATTAAACATAAAGATATGACATCTAACAAATCATTACTTATAGAATATAATAAATTTACTCCAAACGTAGATTCAATAAATGAAGCTATAAAATATAATAGACCAATCAGGGTTACAGGAGTATTACAAAGAGCAGGAGCTAAGAATCAAAATGGTAGAGTATATCCAATGGATATATTAAAGAGAGAAGCAGATAAATATAATGAAGAGTTTGTAACTCAGAGAAGAGCTTTAGGTGAATGTGACCACCCTGATTCATCTGTAGTTAGTTTAGCCAATGCATCACATCATATAACAAAAATGTGGTGGAATGGTAATGATTTAATGGGAGATATAGAAATACTACCTACACCGTCAGGTAATATTTTAAAAAATATACTAGCATCAGGAATTATAATTGGAATTAGTTCAAGAGGATTAGGTTCTATAAGGGAGGTATTTACTGAAGATAAAGATAAATACTTGGAAGTT